CTAACCGATGTCCAGCACCCACCCCCGCCGCTCCTCCTCCAGGAGGTGGCGGTAGATGCCCAGGGTGATGTTCGGGTTTGCGTGGCCCATGCGCTCAGCCACCAGCTCCACGGGAGCCCCGTGGGCGAGGAGGAGGGAGCCGTAGGTGTGGCGGAGGTCGTGGACCCGCACCTGGGGGAGACCGAGCCGGGCGAGGAGCCTGCGGAGGAAGTGGTCCGGGGCGTCCGGGTGGACGGGCTGGGAGGGGTCCCGCCCGGGGAAGAGCCAGCTCCTCTGCACCTCCTCCTCGCTGAGCCCCTGGACGCTCTCGCGGTAGGCCCGCAGGCGCTCCAGGGTGGTGGGAGGGATAGGGACCGCGCGGTAGCCAGAGGAAGTCTTCGGTTCGGATATGACTCCCTTCCCGCCCACCTTCGCCCACGCCCGGCGCACGTGGAGGATGCCCTCCTTCAGGTCCACGTCCTCCCATTTGAGGCCAAGCGCTTCCCCCCGCCGGAGCCCGCAGGTGAGCATGAGCCGGAGGGCGAGGGCAAGAGTGGAGGGGTGGGCGTCCAGCGCGGCGAGAAGTCTCCTAGCCTCATCGGGCTCGAGGGTCCGGCCCGGACTCTTCCTCGGCGGCCCCTTCACCTTCACGGGAGCCACAGGGTTGCGGTGGATGAGCTCCATCCGCACGGCGTCCTCAAAGACGGCGTGGAGGAGCCAGCGGATGTTCTTCATGGCGTGCGGGGTGAGCCTGAGCCCGTCCAGGTGCCGCCGGACGTGGAGGGGTTGGACGCTCTGGAGCCGCATGCGCCCAAAGCGGTCGTGAGCCGTGGGGTCCCTGAGGGAGGGTATGGCCTTCGCCAGGTGGTAGCGGTAGCTCTCCAGGGTGCGGGGGCGAACCTCCGCCGCCTTGCGCTTGAGCCAGTCCTCGGCCCAGTCCCGCACGGTGATCTGGGCGGGCTCGGCGAGGAGCCCCCGGTGGTGGAGCACCTGGAGCTCGGCGAGCTTACGGGCGACCTCCTGGCGGGTCCTGCCGTAGACGACCTTCCGCCGGGGGTTCCCGCGAGGGGTGTAGCCCACCGTGATGGCCCCGACCCAGAGCCCGTCCTTCCGCTGGTAGATGGAGCCCTCTCCTGGGGGGCGCTTGCGGGCCATGTCAGCGCAGGTGCTGGCTCAGCCAGGACTCGTAGTCCCGGTGGCTGACCTCCAGGGTGTAGAACCTCTTAGGGGCCCCGCTCAAGGTAAACACCCCCTCACCCACCTGCCGCTTCAGGGGATTCCCCTGCCGCACCTTCGGCAGGCTCTCCTCTACCCAGCGTTTGGACTCTACCTGGGGGTTCCCGTCAAAGGGAGCGGTGGCGAGGTAGGGGAGGAGCCAAGACGCCGTGGGCTCGGCGTCCACACCGCTCACGGAAGCGCGGTAGTAGATGACCCCGTCCCCGTAGGAGTAGACCTCCACGACCATCTCCGCCCCCGTGTCCGGGTCCACCTCGCTGGCCCTCCTAACCCACACCCCGGGGAGCACGTTGGACTTCTCCGCCTTCCACCGGAAGCCAAAGGGTTCCTTCTCCAGGTTCAGCGTGATGTCTACCCAGGCGAGGCCGGGGAGGGTGGGGGGCGGGTTGCTTGGCTCTTCTGGCTGGGGTGGCTCCTCTGGCTTGGGTGCTTCCGTTGGCGCGGTTGGCTGGGTTGGCTCCGTTTGCTGGGTTTGCTCCGTTTGCTGGGTTTGCTGAGCCGTCTGGGGCTGCTGGGGTGGCTGCGGGGCGGGGAAGAGGTACGCCAGTCCGATGAGGAGGAAGACCACGCCGAAGGCAAAGCCTCCAATCCGCTGACCCTGGGTCAACTGCCGCCTGCCCTCCTTGGAAAGCGTCCCCGCCACGACGAGGACGCCGAGAATGAGGAAAATCCAGCCCACACCTGCCTCCTACATCTTCCGCACCAGGGTGGCCGCCACCCCGAGTACGCGGTCGTTCTCGGTGAGGGGAACGGGAGGGTGGTCCGGGTTGTCGGAGTAGAGGTACCAGGAGCCGTTGTAGCGCTGGAGGCGCTTGACGATAACCCCGTCCCAGTGCACGTGCACCGCCACGATGCGCCCGGGCTCCGGGGCTCCCCCCGTCCAGAAGACCACGATGTCCCCGTCCCGAAGCGTGGGCTCCATGGAGTCCCCCTTGACCCGCACGGCGAAGAGCTCTTCCTCCCGCTTGCCCCTGAGCTCGGGGATGTGGAGGGTGATGTATTCCGCGCCCTCGTTCCACATCGGCGGCCCAGCCCCGGCGTCTATGACAGGGATACGATACCGCACCACGGGAATGGCCCCGGGGATTTCCGACCCGGGAATATGAATGCCGGTCTCGCGTGAGAACTCCTCGGGGGTCCACTGGAGGACATGGAGCAAGCGCTGAACCGCTTCGGGGTCCCTAGCCCAAAGATAGCGAATGACCTGTTTGGGCGTCCTAAGAAGCTCCTGGGACACCCATGCCTGGGACTTCCCAACCCTTGCCCCCAGCTCCTTTTGCGATAAACCAAGTTCACGCATCCTCCTGCGAATAGCGAGCCCCGCCTTCTCATCGGTTATCGCCCCCACCATCGCTTCCTCCTTTCACTCCACAATATAGGTGCTACCTATTGACAAGGGAGGGATATCAGTAGTACCATTGAAGCCGTGGATGCCAAGAGGATAGGCCAGGTCATTCGGGAAGCGCGGCTCGCTAAGGGGCTCTCCCAGGCGAAGCTCGCTAAGATGGTCGGGATCACCCAGCCTTCTCTTAGCGAGATAGAGCGTGGGATTTGCGCCCCCAGTGCCCCCGTAATGCTCCGCCTTTTCAAGGCGCTTGATATCAGTGAAAAACTGATTGAAGTTCTTCAGGAGGCCCGCCATGCCTGAGCACCCCGTGGCCTACAACATCGCCCAGGCCGCCAAGGTTCTGGGTATCGGGGAAAGGACCCTCCGCTACCTCATCCGGGCTGGGCAGATCCGCGTGGCCCGGGTGGGGAGGAGGGTGCTGGTCCCTCACTCGGCCATCGTGGAGTTTTTAGAACGCGGTGGCGTTGAACAGGTCCTTTACGGCCACGTGGCCGTGAGGAAGGCCAGGGTGGAGGCCCTGGCCTAGTGGAGGTGATGCGAATGACTAGACAGGCGCAGGTTCAGTATACCACGGCTCTGCGGCGGGTGCTGGAGAAGTACCCAACCCTCCCCCCTCGGAAGCGCGGCGAGTCCTGGGAGGACTATCTCCAGCGCCTCGAGGACCACCTCCGGGTGCTGGAGTACGCCTGGGGGGACTGGATGAAGTCCCCCCCTAGGCCCGAGCAGTACCTGGAGGACCCTCACTGGGCCTGGGCGTGGCCCAAGGCCCGGGGGGAAATCTACTTGCTCCGCATGGCTTTGCCGGAGCTTCGGCGGGCCCTCAAAGGGGTGCGCCATGCGTAGGGACTGGCGCACCGCCTGGTATCAGGCCAACCCAGAGGGACTGGTGGGGCGTCTCAGGGACCTCGCGCGGTCCCGCCCCGAGGCCGCCAGGGCCCTGGCCATGCGGCTGGAGCGCGAGGGCTGGGGCCCCTGGTGGGAACTCCTGGGGGACCTCCAGGCCCCTCGGGCCCTCTGCCCCGTGTGCCGGGGGGAGGGGGTGGTGTGGACGCATCCCATGGCTCGCTCGTGGGAGGTCCCCCAGGACCTCGCGGACGAGTGGTGGCAGGACTGCCACGCATGCGGGGGGGAAGGCCTGGTGCCCTTCCCCGTTGACGCAGGGGACTACGGGGAGGAAACCCCGTTCCCAATGGCCGAAGAAGGCCAAAGGAGGTAGATCATGGGGATCTTTAAAGGGATGGTCGCGGAAAGGAGCGGCGAGCAGGCGGTTAGGGAGCCTGGGACTTACGAGTTCCAGCTTGTAGAGGTGCAGGCGGGGCTCATGGCGAGCCAGTTCAGCGAGGAGCCCAAGCCCGCCCTGCGCTTCATCTTTGAGGACGACGAGGGGCGCCTCTCCGGTCTCGTCAACATCCCCTCCATCGGTAGAACCCCCGATGGCTCCTACGGGCTCCTCTACAACGAGAAGTCCAAGTTCTGGCAGGTGGTGGGGGCCCTCTGGGGCCGGGCGGTCGGGCCTCAGGACGCGAGCCTCCTGGACATGGACATTCCCGGGGTGAACAGACCGGAGGACCTGAAGCGCTTACCTCTCTTCTTCACAGAGGGGCAGGAACCGGTGAAAGGGGTGGTGATTCGCATGGGCGAGGAGGAGATCACCGCCCCCGGCAGGCCCGTGCTCCTCACCATCGCCACGAAGGAGAAGGGGGACCGGGTGGTGACCAACATCATCCAGTACGCCCCGGTTCCGAGGAAGCGGGCTCAGAAGGCGGCCCAGAAGGCGGCTGAGGACCTCTGGTAGGAGGAACCATGGCCCACCGCGCCCTGTACGACCCGACCCCGGAGGAGTGGCGCTACTACTCCTTCGCCCCCACGGCGGTGCGGTGGGCCAGGGTCGCCCTCGAGGCGGAGGGGTACGAGGTGGAAGCGCACGCCGCCCTGCTGGAGTTCGGCGTCCTCCTGGCGGCGTGGCACCCCGAGAAGGGGACCGGATTCCTCCTGGACGTCTACGATGTGAACCTCGTGGCGCGCCACGGCCCCGAGGCTCTGAGGAAGGGCCTCGTCCGGGGCTACGCCGCCAACCACGTCCGGGAGGACGAGCCCGGGTACCACATCCGCCGCTACGCCGAGGCGGCCCTGGCCCGCATCGTCAACGAGTTCGCCCGGGAGGCCACTCCGGGGAACCGCAACAACGCCCTGAACCGGATGGCCTACCAGCTCGGGCGACTGGTGGGCGGGGGGCTCATCTCCGAGGAGGAAGCGAGGGCGCTCCTCTTCGGGGAGGCGGAGAAGGTTTTTGAGCCCTCCGAACGCGCCGAGGTGGAGGGGACGGTCCGGTCGGGCCTCGAGGCCGGGAAGCGGAAGCCCGCCCCGCGACCTGAGCGCCTGCTCGGCCTCAAGCCCAGGAATGGGGTAGTGCCGCCGTGGAGAGAGTGAGTCTCGCCCCTCCGCCCCGTTTGAGCCGGGAGGAAGCCCTGAGCAGGGTGCAGGAGTGGATCCCGGGGGTGGAGCGGGTACTCTGCATCCAGAGCACCCCCCGCCAGTACGTCCTCGTCCTGGAAGGCGGGCAGAAGGTGGACATCGGGAGCGTGGAGAGCCTGGCGAGCCAGCGGAAGGTGCGGGTGCGGGTGGCGGAGGTCCTAAAGGTGCTTCCCCGCTGGCTAGACCAGCGGTACTGGGACGACATGGCCCAGGCCATCATGGACGCCTCCGAGGACGTGGAGGCCCCCGAGGCGGAGGAGCTGGACCTCCTCCGGGCCTGGCTGGAGGCCTACCTGGACGAGCGCTCGCCCGCCCGGGAGGACGACCCCCAGGCGTGGGAGAGCCACTTCCGCATGGAGCTCCCCCTCTACTGGCGGGGCGACCTCGCCATAAACGCCACGAACTTCGCCTCCTGGGTGGGAGACCGGAGGGGGCACCGCATCCGGCCCAGGGAGATGGCCCTCCTCCTCAGGCGCTACGGGGCGGAGCCCGTCAAGGTCCAGCGCAAGGGGAGTGGTGCCAACCGCACCCGGCGGTACTGGGCCATCCCGGCCTCCCTCCTGCCTCCCGAGTGGGTGCCTTCTGAGCCTTCCGAGGAGGCGGCTAATGAGAATGCGTTCGCAGGTAGTCAGATAGTCGGAACCCCCAGCGCATCTGACTACCTCGCGAATAGCGTCCTGGACGGCGAAAAGGTGGGAGGTAGTCAGGTAGTCAGATACAAAAACGAGCCGAACACCTCGCAATCATCTGACTACCTGACTACCGGAGGCACGAAGCCCGTGCAGAACGGGGTTTCTCGGGTAGTCAGATGGTCGGGCTCATCTGACTACCTGACTACCGCTAAGGGTGAGAAATCTTTCTCACCCGAAGAGGAGGGGGAGGTGCTAAGCGATGAAGGGGTTGACTGGTTCTAGCCGCCTCCGGGTCTACGGGCCGCCCGGGACGGGGAAGACGACCTGGCTGAAGAACGAGGTGGAGCGGCTCCTCCGCTCCGGCGTGCCCGGGGAGGAGATCGCCGTGTGCGCTTTCTCCCGGGCGGCGTTCCGCGAGTTTGCCTCCAGGCTCGCCGGGCAGGTGCCCGAAGAGAACCTCGGGACCATCCACAGCCTGGCCTACCGGGCCATCGGTAGGCCTCCCCTGGCCCTGACGAAGGACGCCCTGAGCGACTGGAACCGCCGGGTGCCCGACACCTGGCGCGTGACCCCGAGGGTGGACGGGAGGGGGGCGGACCTCCTGGACGTCATGGACCCCTACGAGGACGAGGACTCGAGGCCCCCCGGGGACAAGCTCTACGACCGGGTGGCCTACCTCCGGAACACCCTTGCCCCCATGGCGGCCTGGAGCGAGGAGGAAAGGGCGTTCTTCCAGGCCTGGAAGAGCTGGATGAACGCTAAGGGGCTAGTGGACTTCCCCGGCATGCTGGAGGCCGCCCTGGCGAAGCCCGGCGGCCTCGGAGCGCGCTTCCTCCTGGTGGACGAGGCCCAGGACCTCACCCCGCTCCAGCTCCTCCTGGTGGAGAAGTGGGCCCAAGGGGCCCGGCTCGCCCTGGTGGGGGACGACGACCAGGCCATCTACGGCTTCATGGGGGCGGACGGGGCCTCGTTTCTCGGGGTCCCGGTGGAAGACGAGCTTGTCCTAGGTCAATCCTACCGCGTCCCCGCCAGGGTGCAACGGGTGGCGGAGGCCGTCATCCGCCGGGTGCAGAACCGGGCCCCGAAGCGCTACGCCCCCCGTGGGGACGAGGGAGAGGTGCGCCTCCTCTGGGTGCCCCCGGAAGACCCCTACCACGCCGTGGTGGATGCCTTGGAGCGGGTAAACCGGGGGGAGAGCGTCCTCTTCCTGGCCACGGCCAAGTACCTCCTGGAGGAGCTGAAACGTGAACTCCTCCGCGTGGGGGAGCCGTACGCTAATCCGTACGCCCCCCACCGGCACAGCTTCAACCTCTTCCCCCAGGGGGCGAGGAGCGCCTGGGAGAAGGCGCGGAGCTTCCTCTTCCCCAACCGCATCGCGGCGGACGTGAAGGCGTGGACAAAGCACGTGAGCTCCAAGGTCTTCGCCGTGAAGGGGGAGGAGGCGAGGCGGTACATAGAGAGCTTCCCGGACGAGGAGAAGGTGGGGGACGACCACCCCATCTGGAACGTCTTCCGCCCGGAGCACCGTCCGCACGCCGTGGGGCGGGACGTGTCCTGGCTCCTGGACCACCTCCTCGGGAACGCTCCCAAGACCATGCGCCAGAGCCTCATGGTGGCCCTGAAGAGCCCGGAGGCGGTCCTCCAGGGGAGGGCCCGAGTTTGGATCGGGACGATCCACAGCGTGAAGGGCGGCGAAGCGGACTGGGTGTACGTCTGGCCTGGGTACACGAGAAAGGCGGCTAGGGAGCACCCGGACCAGCTACACAGGCTCTTCTACGTGGCCGCCACCCGGGCGAGGAAGGGGCTCGTGCTCATGGACCAGGGGAAGGCCCCGCACGGCTACGTGTGGCCGAGGGTGGACGAGTTCTGGGGGGAGGTGTGGGTATGAGCCTGGCCGAGCTGGTGAAGGCGCTGGACGAGGAGGGGCTGACCCTCGCCGTGGAGGGGGGGCGGCCCAAGTTCGTGGGGAACGTGGAGGCCGCCCGGGCCTTCCTGGCCCGCCACCGGGAGGAGATGGCCCACTACCGGGGCCTCCTCGCCCACTTCCTCATCACCACCCAGGACGACACTTCTGAGGCCCGAGAGGAGTTCACCATGGCCTACGAGGCCAAACTGCGGGCCGAGGCCGAGGAAGAGATCGGGCGGAACGTGCCCTACTGGTTGGCCTACGCCTTCTGGTGCCTCCTCACCGACGCGCTCTCGGGCTACGTCCGCTGGGGCCTGGAGCGCTACACCTGGGCGGCCCTCCTGGAGGCCGTGGAGGAGGGGCAGCACGTGGGGCTAGAGGTCAGGGCCCTGGCGAGGTGGGCCCGGGCCCACCTCGCCAGAGAGGCCCACCTCGCCGTGCTGCGGTTTGAGGACCCGGCGTGGGTAGAGAAGAAGGAGAAGCTGGCCAACGAAGCCGAAGCCTGGGCCTGGCGGGCCTGGCTGGTGGCCCTGGCCGTCCGCAACCGGCGTGGGGTGAGCCGGCTGGACCCGTGGGTGGACCTGAGCCCGTGGGTCCGCCTTTTGGCCAAGCACGGGCGGGCGTGGAGGCTGGCGTTCAGGGAAGAGGCGGCGTGAAGGAGGTGAAAGGATGCTGGTGAAACAGAAACTCCTCAACCGGGCTTTGGCCCTGGCCAGGGGGATCGCGCCCTCCGGCCGCCCCCTCAATCCGCTCTGGACCTACCTCTACTTGGAGGGGCGGGAGAAGGAGTTGGTGATTAGGACCGCGAATGAGGAGATGGACCTGGAAGTGCGCTTGCCTGCGATGGGAGAGGAAGGTGGTCCCGTTCTGGTCCCCGCTTCCCCCTTTATCCGCGCCGTGGAGAACGCCCCGGGGGATGAGGACGAGGAGGACAAGGAGGTGATCATCCTCATCCAGGAAGGGCAGGTAGAGGTGCGCGCCTGGCCCTGGCGGGCCACCATAAACGCTGCTGGCCCCGAGGGATTTCCCGCGTGGCCCGAGTCTGACACCGCGCTTCGGACCCGGATGGATGCCCAGGACCTGCTGCGGGCGCTCTCCCAGGTGCGTTACGCCGTAAGTAGAGAGAGCTGGCGGGCCATCTTCCGGGGGGTGCAGCTGGAGTTCTCCGACCGGGGCTTCCGGGCCGTGGCCTCGGATGGCTACCGCCTGGCCCTTTTTGACCTGGAGAGGCCCCAACCCTTCACCAAGAAAGCCGTGGTCCCGGCCAGGAGCGTGGACGAACTAATGCGGGTCCTGAGGGGGGCCGAAGGTGAGGTAGACCTGGCCGTCGGGACCAGCACTATGACCATGGCGGCGTGGCAGGAGAAGGGGGTCGTGCGTATCGCGGTGCGGCTCATGCCAGGAGAGTTTCCCGACTACGAGCGGGTGATCCCCAAGGAGTTCCCCCTGACGGTGACCTTGGAGGCTGAGCCCTTCCGGGAGGCCCTAAAACGCGTTTCTATCCTGGCCAACAAGGAAAACCACCGGGTAGACCTTTCTCTGGAGGGGAAGCGGGCCCTCCTTTTCGCCGAGGGGGACTACGGCAAGGGGCAGGAGGAGATCCCCGTTTCCCTGGAGGGGGCTCCCATGAGCCTGGCTTACGATGCCCGCCACTTCTTGGACGCGGTGAGCCGGGTGGAGGGGGAAGTGGTTATGCGTTTCTCCGGGCAGTTCACCCCCACCCTCATTGAGCCCGCCGATGGAAGCGGGTACTTGGCGGTGGTGGTGCCGCTCAAGGTGTGAACCATGTTTTTCATAGCCACCTACTTTATCGCCCTCGTCCTCACCACCGCCACCGTGGCCTGGGTCCTCAGGGGCGGCAGGCAAGCCCCCGAGGGGGCGGTGGTGGGGTACATGTGGATCTTCCTCTTCTGGTGGGGCGCCATCGCCCTGATATGGGGAGCGCTGAAGTGATTCGCGTGTTGGCCGTGGCGAGTGTTGACCCTCACGGGCGTCACGCCCGAGGTACCGGCCTACTCGGGGGGTGGTCCCGCCCCCTCACCCACGGGGCTCCTCCACAACTTGGGGCTAGCACCCCTCCTCTGCGGGGCCTCGGGGGGCCGGGGGGTCCCGCGGGAGGAGGGGGGAGGGGGTGAAGCGTGAAGACCCTGGACGTGCTTTTGCCCTGGCCCCCTTCAATCAACCACTATTGGGGAGCCAGAGGCCGGGGCCGCTACCTCTCTCCCCAGGCGCGGCGGTGGCACAAGGAAGCCTGGGCGGTCCTGAAGGCCCAGGGGGTGCGGTACTCGGGGGAGGTGGCGGTCTACGTGTTCGCTCACCCGCCAGACCGCCGCAAGCGGGACCTGGACAACATCACAAAGGCCCTTCTGGACGCTCTTGTGGGGGCTGGGGTCCTGAAGGACGATCACCAGGTGGCCGTGCTGTACGTGGAGCGGCGCCCTTTTGAGCGGCCAGGTAAGGTGCGGCTGGTGGTGGGGGAGGTGAAGCGAAGTTGACGTTTTTTGACACATAGGAGAGGGCATGGGGAAGCTGACCAAGAAAAGGGTAGAGGAAGCCATCCGGGCCTCCCATGGCGTCCTGGCCGTGGCCGCGCGGGCCCTGGGCGTGACCAGGCAGGGGCTCTACGCCGCCATCCAGCGCCACGGCCTGGAAGGCTTCCTGCGGGAGGTCCGGGAGGAGATTCTGGACGATGTGGAGGACCGCCTCATCCAGGCCGCCCTGCAGGGTAAGCCCTGGGCCGTCATGTTCGTCCTGAAGACCATCGGCAAGGAGCGGGGCTACACCGAGCGGGTGGAGCAGGTGAGCCTGGAAGGCGTTGAGCTCAAGGTAGTGGACGGGTGAAGCGGGTCATCCCCTTGGTCTTTCCGCCCCTCCACCCCGCCCAGCGGGAGGTGGTGGGGGCCGCTAAGCGGTTCAACCTCCTCCGGTGCGGGAGGCGCTGGGGGAAGACCACGCTCCTCCTCCGCTTGGCGGCCCAGGCCGCGGCGGAGCGGGGGCAGGCGGTGGGCTGGTTCGCCCCCATCTACTCCCTCCTGGCTCCGGCCTACGAGGAGCTCTTGCGCCGGACCAGGCCTGGGGTGGTCAGGGCCGCCGAGCGGCCCCAACCCGTCATCCGCTACGTTTCCGGGGGGCGCATAGAGTTCTGGTCCCTGGACTCCAAGGACGTGCCGGGGCGAGGAAGGGCCTACGACCTCGCCATCATAGACGAGGCCGCCTTCGCCCCCAGTTTAGCACGGGTCTGGGAGGAGGCCATCCTCCCCACCCTCCTGGACCGCCTGGGCTCGGCCTGGATAGCGTCCACGCCCAAGGGGAGGAACGCCTTCTATGAGCTTTGGAACCTGACCCTGGACGACCCGGCGTGGGCCCACTTCCACGAGCCCTCCCACCGCAACCCCTTCCTCTCCCAGGAGGAGCTGGCCCGCATGGCCGCCACCATGACCCGGGAGCGCTACCGCCAGGAGATCCTGGCCGAGTGGGTGGACGCCGAGGGCCGGGTTTTCAGCGAGGACGCCCTGGAGGCCGCCCTCCTCCTCCAAGGCCCCGAGGACCCGAGGCCGGGGGAGCGCTACGCCGCCGGGGTGGACCTGGCCCGAAGCCAGGACTACACCGCCGTGGCGGTCCTGCGCTTGGGGGCGCAGCTGGAGCTGGTGCGGGTGGAAAGGTGGCGGGGGCTTTCCTACACCCTCACCGCCCGGAAGGTGGCGGCCCTCCTGGCCCGCTACGAGGCCTACGCCCACGTGGACGCCACCGGGGTGGGGGACGCCGCCTGGGAGGGCATCCGGGCCGAGTGGCCGCGGGTGAGGCCCATCCGCATCACCGGGGGTAGGGACGACGGGCGGGAGACCAGGTCCAAGGAGAACCTGGTGGGGCGCCTCCAGTCGGCCCTGGAGACCCAGGAGCTCCTCCTCTACCCCCACCCCGAACTCCTGGCCGAGCTGAGGGCCTTTGAGGCCCGTCCTCTGCCCTCGGGGGGCTACGCCTACTCCGCCCCCGAGGGGCTTCACGACGACCTGGTCATGGCCTTAGCCCTGGCCCTGGACGCGGCGAGGGCCTCGAGGGGGACCGGGCAGGTTCTGAAGGTGCCGGGGCGCTGGAGCGGGCTCCGGGGTGGTGTATAATGCCTCGTAGAATCGGCATATTTTACGCCAAGGTGCCCTGCCCTAGGTGCGGGAGCGGGGAAGTGGAGTCCCGCGGCCGCGTGGGACTGGAGGGAGTATGGCCGGACGTAATGCTGGTGAGGCGGTACAGGTGCAGGCGCTGCGGGCTTACCTTCCACACCTACGAGCTAACGGAAGGGCCCCCGAGCGCTGGGCCTTGGCCTTCCACGGAGCGCTGAGGAGCCGGATGCGGCGGGCGGGGCCGCCTGGGAGCGGGCGGGGGGGAGGAGTTGAGCTCGTGGCGGGACAACCTGCCAGCTACTGGATCCGCGTGGCCGGGCGCTGGTACCCCTGGGACCACGTGCGGCTGGTCCTGCGGGAGGCCCTGGAGCTCCACCTGCCCGAGGAAGAGCGCAGCCCGGAGGCCCGGGACTTGGCCCGCTTCCTGCACGCCGACCGCCCCACCCTGGTGCAGTACGCTCTGGCTAGGCCGAAACTGGAGGAGATATGGCGAAGAATCCACGAAGCTTAAGCGACCTCGTTCGGGAGCCTTCCCCGTGGGGGTGGCGGGAGTGGGCCCCCATAGACCTGGCCTACGCCACCCGGGTCGCCATGGGGGGGAACCTCCTCCCGGCGGCGGACCTGGTGGGGGCCATGCTGGCGGACGACCGGGTGGCGGCCACGGTGGGGGTGCGGGTGCGGGGGCTCCTGGCCCTGCCTTTCCTCGTGGAGCGGCCCAACGACCGGGAGGGGAAGACCATCGCCCGGGCCCTTGAGGTGGACTTCTTCCGCTTCGCCCCCGAGGAGGCCCTCTACCAAGTCCTGGCCTGGGGGCTCATCCTGGGGGTGGGCCTGGCCCGCCTGGACTGGCGGGAGGACGAGGAGACGGGGAGGCTCCTCCCCCACCTGGAGCCCTGGCACCCCCGCAACCTGTTTTGGGACCCCCAGGAGGAGCGCTGGTACGTGCGCACCCGGGAGGACCCCAAGCACTCCCTGAAGGAGGGGGCCTGGTGGCTCTACACCCCCTATGGCCCCCGGCGGCCCTGGGAGATGGGCCTGTGGCGGGCCGTCGCCCTGCCCTGGCTCATCAAGCTGGATGCCGCCCGGTACTGGGCCCGGGACAACGAGGTGGGGGCGGTGCGGGTGGCCAAGGTCGGGGAGATGAGCGCCAAGGAAGAGCGGGAGGAGCTGGCCCGGCTCTTGGCCGACATGGGGGCTGACACCGGGCTGGTCCTCCCCCCGGGCTACGAGATGGACATCCTCTCGCCCTCGGGGGAAGTGTGGCGGGGCCGGGAGGCGGCCATCGCCTGGGCGGACCGGGCCATCGCCGTGGCGGTCCTAGGCCAGAACCTCACCACCGAGGTCCAAGGGGGTTCCTACGCCGCCGCCCAGGTGCACAACATGGTGCGCCAGGACCTCCTGGAGGCGGACGCCGAGGCCCTGGCCACCTCCCTGCGGGAAGGGGTCATCCGCTGGTGGACCGAGTACAACTGGGGTTCCGCCCGCCTCACCCCCTGGCCCAAGTGGGACACCACGCCCCCCGAGGACCGCCGGGTGGAGGCCGAAACCCTGGCCAAGCTGGCCCAGGCCCTTCAAGGCCTCGCCCAGGCCGGAGCGCCGGTGGACTTCAGGGCCGTCCTGGAGGCCTACGGGGTGCCGGTGGCCCAGGAGGCCCCCACCCAGACCGTGCGCCTGGCCTCGGGGGACCGGGTGGCCCTCTCCTCTGGATTCGTCCAGGGCCAGCTTTACGCCGACCGGGTGGCGGACGAGGCCATCAGGGCGGCCGTGCCCCTCCTGCGCAAGCACCTGGACGCCGTCCTCCGGGCCATAGAGGAAGCCGGGGACTACGAGGCCCTGCGCCGGCGGCTCATAGACCTCGTTCCTGAAGCTGACCCGACCGAGCTGGCGGGTTTGATGGAAGCCGCCCTCCTCCTCTCGGAACTGGCGGGGCGGTACGCGGTGGCGCGGGATGTGGCGGGTCAGCGCTGACCCCACCAGGCCGGAAGAGGCCATCGCCTGGTTCCGGGCCCGGGTGCCCCTCACGCGGGAAGAGTGGGATGCCCTCACCGCAAAGACCCGGCGCAAGGCCTTTACGGTGAGCGGGGTGGCCCTCCTGGACGTGGTGGCCGAGGTTTGGGAGTCCCTGACCAAGGCGCTGGAAGAAGGCACCCCCTACGAGGAGTGGAAGAGAGAGGTGCGGGACAAGTTGGAGGCGGCCTGGGGAAGGCGGGACGGTTGGCGGGTGGAGACCATTTTCCGCACCAACGTCCAGATGGCCTACCAGTCGGGACGCTGGGCTCAGCTCCAGGACCCCGAGGTGCGGGCTACCCATCCCTACCTCATGTACGATGCTGTGCTGGACAGCCGCACCACGGAGATATGCCGCTCCCGCAACGGCACCGTCTTGCCCGCCGATGACCCGTGGTGGGCCAGCAACTGGCCTCCCCTCCACTTCAACTGCCGCAGTGGGGTGAGGCCCCTCACCGACGCCGAGGCCAGTCGGCGGGTGATAGGAAAGCCCGCCGCCGTTCCGCCCCAAAACGGGTTCGGCTCGGCCCCCGATTCGTGGGAGTGGAGCCCTGAGCCCGAGGACTACCCCCTGGAACTCCTTGCTGCCTTCAAGGGCCGCCCCTACGGGGACCCGGAGCGGATTAGGAGGAGCTACCTGGCCCTGGTGGAGAAGGCGCAGAAGGAGGTAGAGGAGCTCAAGAAGAAGTATGACGAGCTGAACCGGCTGATTGAGGCGGGGAAGATACCCATCAAAGAGGCCGTCACGCGAAAACTGGCGCTCCTGGAGCGCATAGACCACTGGAAGCAGGCCGGAGTATGGGGGCGCAGGCTCTTTTACCGGCGAGATGCCATCACGGGACCCGGCATTGAGGTGGAGATTGTTTCGCCAGAGCTTGAGCGCGTCCGGAAGAAGATTGAGGAGGTGGCGCGGGAGTTTTACTTAGTGACCGGCCAGGCGGGGAAAGTCCGGTTTGCCGTAACGGGGCGGATCCGCAGCTTCTACAGGGACTCTGAAGGCGCCGTATACATCTCCGATCAGATCTTGGACCGCACCGGTTTATTTGAGGCCACTTTAGCCCACGAGATGGGGCACTGGTTGGAGAACCGCGCCAACCTCATAGAGCGCACCAGGACCTACTTGCTTCGCCGAAGTGGCGGACGACCTCCTGTAGATTTAGGGGACGTAATGGGGCCAGAGTACCGTGGGGAGATGGCGTACTTGGGGGTGCCGCCCTTTGTCACGCCCTACGCCGGGAAGTTTTACGTGCGGGAGGGCACCATCGTTGCTACAGAGCTGGTATCCGTAGGGATGGAGCACCTACTTACAGACACCCTCAGCTTCGCTCAGGGCGACCCAGACCACTTCCGCAAGGTGCTAGAATGGACCGGAGGGAACCCATGACCTACGAGCCTGGATACGCCTACGTGGACTACCACGGCGTGGTCTTCCGCGTGGGTTACGATGACGGGAAGGTGGAGGTTTTGGCCCTTCCACCGGAGGAGAAGGGGAATGAGGAATGGTGGAGGACCCATCTGGAAAAGGCGATTGACCTCGCCTGTAGGGTAGGCTGTGACGTTCACTCTTGGTATGGGGCTAACCTTGCCAGGGGCTTTGTCAAATGGTTTGGCGGCAAGCTCCTCTACTCCAGCCCCACTCCCGAGCAGGCAGAGTGGGCACGGGAGATGGCCGAGCAGGGGGCGGTCTTCTAGGGGCTTGCATTAGGCTCCGCTCTGTGCTAGGCTACGGCTAGAATCGGCATACTCTAGACCTCCGGGTTCACCCCGGGGGATTTTTCGTGCCGCCATGAGGGTCCTAAGCTCATTCACCACGGAGATTCCCGCGGGCATCCCGCGGGAGTTCCGCATCTTTCCCTTCGGAAAGGTGGAGACCACCAAGGGGACTTTCCTCTTCACGCCCGAGGACGCCCGGCGCGTCCTCCAGGCCTGGCGGGACTGGGGAAACCGCCTCTCCATTGACTACGAGCACCAGGCCCTGGAGCCCGTGGCCAACGGCCCCACCCCGGCGGCGGGGTGGTTTGACCTGGAGGTGCGCCCGGACGGCCTGTGGGCGGTCAACGTGGAGTGGACCCCTCGGGCCCTGGAGCTCCTGCGGAACCGGGAGTACCGCTACTTCTCCCCCGCCTTCCGGGTGGAGGACGGCCACATCGTGGAGCTCATCAACATCGCCCTCACCAACCTGCCCGCCACCAAGCGCCTGGAGCCCCTGGTGGCCAAGGCGGTGCCCTTCCGGGCGGGCGAGGTGGTGGACGGTTCGTGGGACGCGGACGCCGCCATCGCCAGAGTGCGGCGGTGGGCTTCCCGGGACGGGTCCGGGGAGAAGGACACTATTGACTGGGAGCGGTACCGCCAGGCCTTCGCCTGGTACGACGCCAGTGACCCCGAAAACTTTGGGTCCTACAAGCTCCCCCACCACGACGTGCGAGACGGGGAGCTGGTGGTCCACAAGCGGGGGGTGATGGCCGCCGCCGCGGTCCTGCAGGGGGCCAGGGGCGGCGTGGACATCCCCGAATCGGACGTGGCCGCGGTCAAGCGGCACATCGCCCAGCACTACCACCAATGGGGCGAGAAAGCCCCGTGGGAAAGGGACGAGGAGGCGAAAATGACGCGAGTTCTGACGGCTTTAGGTGTAGAGGACGAAGTGGCCGCCCTCGAGGCCATCGCCCGGCTCAGGGCGGGGCTGGCCGAGGTGGTGGCCCTCACGGGCAAGGAGGACCCCGCCGAGGCGGTGGGGGTAATCCGGGCCTGGAAGGAGGCCGCCCGCCAAGTGGAGGCCCTCACTGCCCGCGTCCGGGAGCTTGAGGCCGAGCGGGAGGCCCGGGAGCGGGAGGAGCTGATCCGCCAGGGCAAGGAGGCGGGGAAGCTTACCCCAGCCCTGGAGCGGTGGGCCAGGGAGGTGGACCTGAAGACCCTCAAGGGCTTCCTGGAGGCCGCTCCTCGCATCGTGGGAGACGGGGTCCGGGAACCCACCCACGAGCTCTCCTTGGAGGAGTGGAACAAGCTCTCCTACAAGGAGAAGGAGCGCATCTACCGGGAAAACCCTGACCTTTACCGGCGCATGCAGGCGCTGACGAGGAGGAAGTGAGATGGCTGTGACGACCCGTAGCGATCTGATCATCCCGGAGATTTTGGCGGACGCCATCCAGGCGGCCTGGCCCGACCGGATGGCCTTGAAGGGCACGTCCGCGGTGGCGGAGTCTTCCACTCTTCCTGGTGGGGTGCGGGGCGGGGACAAGGTCAAGGTCCCCTACTTTGACCTCGTTGGGGAGCTGGACGTTGTCGGAGAGGACGAAGAGCTACCACCTGTCAAGCTGACTATGACCTCCGAAGAGGCCACCGTCCAGCGGGCGGGGAAAAGGGTTCCTATCACCGCCTTGGCGCAGATAGCGGCTCGTTACGCCGACCCCTACGCCGAGATCGCCCGCCAGTTTACAGAGGCTACCAAGCGGCGATTTGACGCTGCTCTCATTGCCGCCGCCAACGCAACGGGGACCGGGCAGACCACGGTAGACCGGAGCACCGAGACCATCACCTACGACGCCATCGTGGACGCCCTGAGCGCATTTGGGGATGCGCAGGTGGACGTGGCCGCAGTGGTGGTGCACTCTAAGGTCCTGGGGGACCTCCGTAAACTGAAGGACCTTGGGGGCCTCCCCATCTTTGTTGACGCCCAGCAAGGCGGCCTCCCTAGGGTTTTGGGACTGCCCGTAATCGTCTCTGACCGGGCTCCTACCGTGAGCGGCTCCCCCACCAAGTACGTGACGCTGTTCGTCCTCCGCGGGGGCCTCGCCCTCTGGTACAACGGGGAACCCACGATTGAGACGAAGCGCATCCCCGAGCGGGACCGGGACGAGCTGATCATCAACACCTACTACGTGGCCCACCGCTACAAGCGGCTGCCCCAGCACGACAAACCCCCGGTGGTTCGCCTCATCACCCAGTGAACTATAGGCCATGGGACGCAGGCGCAGCTACATCGGGGTTTTGGCGGGGCGGGTGGGGGAGACGCAGAACCAGCAACCCGCTGCCCCCGCCCCTGCCACCCCTTTGCCCCCGGGATTCCCCGGTGCGTCGGCCCTGTTGGCTGCGGGGTACACCACGCTGGAGAGCCTGCGCGGCCTCAGCGAGGCCGACCTCATCGCCATCAGGGGTATTGGGCCCAGGTTGGCCAAACAGATTTTGCAGGCCCTGGAGGCTGAATGACCTACGCTACCCAGAGCGACCTCTTCCGCCTGGGCCTACCCGAGGGGGCCCTCAGAGGCGTCTCGCCGTCCACGATAGAGGACGCGCTGGAGGCCGCCTCCCGGTTGGCCGACTCCTACCTCCGGGCCCGCTACGACCTCCCCCTCGCTTCCTGGGGGCGCGGGCTCACCAGGGCCGTGGCCCTCATCGCCGCCTACGACCTCATGAGCCGGAGGGGGTACGACCCCACCCGGCCCGGGCAGGAGAACCTGCGCATGCGCTACGAGGACGCCATCCGCTGGCTGGAGGGGGTGGCCGCAGGGAAGGTGGACCCCGGGGTAGAGGACGCTACCCCCGAGGTTTCCTCTTCCGCCATCCAGGCCGTGACCCGCGAGCGGAGGTGGCCGTGAGCGCGCGGGGGGACTTCCGGGGGCTAGACCGGCTCCTCCGGGCCCTGGACCGCCTCACCCGGCCCGGGGCCATGCGGGAGGTCTCCCGCGCGGCGGCGGAGGGGGCCATGAGCGCCCTCATGGACCGCTTCCGCACCGCCACGGACCCCTGGGGCCGTCCCTGGCGGCCCTCTCTCCGGGCCCAGCTGGAGGGGGGGCAGACCCTCTCGGACACGGGCCGCCTGCGCCGCTCCTTCAGCGTCCAGAACGTCACCGCTCGGGGGTTCGCCATCGGGACCAACGTGCGCTACGCCGCCGCCCACCAGTTCGGGGCGGTGATCCGCCCCCGCCGCGCGCGCTACCTCCGCTTCCGCCTGGCCGGGGGGCGTGGGACGCGGAAGGGCGGGAGGGGGCGGTGGGTCACCGCTAGCCGGGTGGAGCTCCCCGCCCGGCCCTTCTTCCCCGAGGGGCATGACCTCGGGGAGTACGCCGAGCGCATGCGCGAGGCCATCGCCGCGTGGTTGGAGGCCGAGCTGTGATCGCGGAGTTCATCCAGGTCCTCGCCCAGGAGCTTCCCGCCGTGCCCATCTACGTGGGGCTCGCCGGGCTGGACGAGCACGCCCACCCGCCCCGTCTGGTGGTGGTGCCCGAGCGGGAGACCCTGGAGGCCTCCACCCAGTACACCTTCCCCGCGCCCACAGGCCGCCCCCTCTACGCCCGGCGGGTGCGCCTCTCCCTCTACCTCTGGGCCAGCGCCTACTCGGACGTGGAGGGGATGCTGGCGGAGGTCCTCACCGCGTTGCGGAAGCGGCTGGGCACCCTCGCCCAGCCGCGGGACGGGGAGTGGGTGGAGGGGGGAGCCATCGCCCTGGGGGTGGCCTACCGGCTGGGCCTCGAGGTGGTGGCCCCGGTGAAAGAGCGGGAGCAGTACGTGGTCCTGGAGCAGCTAGCCATGCAGTGCGGAGGTTGAGTATGCCTAGGAAGGACGAGACCCAAGAGGTTCAGGAGCAGGAGCCCCGGCGCCCCTACGAGGAGTGGGCTAGGGAGCTCGGCACCCCAGGGTGGCTCCTCGCCGCCGCCAAGACGAAGGCGGGGTGGGCCCTGGGGCAGGAGGTGACCCGCAAGGAGTACGAGGCTGCCTTGAAGGCAACCCAGGGGGAGGTGATCAGGAATGGCTAACCTGCCCGGCGTGACCATAAACGTCCAGGACGGGAACCTGGGCGTCCTCCCGGCCCTGGGAGAGGGCGTGCACGTCAAGATCGGCGTGGCGAGCCAGGGGCCCGTGAACGAGGTGGTGGCCGTCTCCGACACCAAGCGGGCCAAGGAGATCTTCAAGAGCGGCCCTCTCCTGGAGGCCATCGGCGTGGCCATCGCCCAGGGGGCGGGGGCCATCTACGCCGTCCGGGTCAACGCCAGCGTGGCGGGCACGGTCTCCAGCGTGACCAAGGCGGGGAGCGGGACGGGCACCCTCACCGTCACGGGAAACCCCCTGGACGCTTACGAGGTGGTGGTGCGCATCACCCGCACCGGGGCCAGGGGGACTGCCGCCTTCGTCTACTCCTTGGACGGCGGAGATAACTGGAGCCCGGAGATCGCCGTGCCCTCTGGGGGCACCTACACCCTGCCCGGCACGGGGCTCACCCTCACCTTCACCAACGGCGCCACCGAACCCTCTTTTGTCCAGGGGGGCGAGTTCCGCTTTACCACCACCGCCCCCGGCTATAGCCTGACCGACCTCAACGCCGCCATAGACGCCCTCTTCGGCCAGGCCCAGCTCCGCTACCAGTTCGTCCACGTTGTCGGGGCCGCCACCCCCACCGTGGCCGCCGCCGTGGACGCCCGCATGGGGGAGGCGGCCAGCCAGCACCGCTACATCTGGGCCATCCTGGACGCCGAGGACAAGAGCGACAACCAGCTCCGCTCCGACTGGGCCTCCTTCGCCTCCACCCGGGTCGGGGTCGGGGCGGGGTACGCCGAGATCGCCTCCCCCATCACGGGGCGCGTGCACCGGAGGCCCATCTCCTGGCTATGGGCGGGACGCCGCGCCGCGCGCCCGGCCCAGGAGGACGTGGGCCGGGTGGCCTCGGGGCCCCTGGTGGGCGTGGTCAAGCTCCACCGGGACGAGTACGTGAGCCCCGGTCTGGACGAGGCCCGCTTCACCACGGCCCGCACCTACCCCGCTTACGCGGGGTACTACCTCACCCAGGGGCGTCTCATGGCCCCGCCCGGCTCGGACTTTGAGCTGGACCAGTACCGCTCCGTGATGGACCTGGCCTGCACCGTGGCGTACCAGGCCGGGCTCCGGTTCGTGAACGAGTCCATCCGCGTGGACCCCGCCACCGGGGGCATCGCCGAGAAGGACGCGGTGCGGGTGGAAGGGTACATCGCGGGGATGCTCAGAGCGGCTCTGAAGGGGAAGGTGAGCGAGATAGAGGGCCAGCCCGCCGTACGGGTGACGGTGGATCGCACGGAGAACATCCTCTCCTCCCGCCGCCTCCCCGTGTCCATCGCCGTCATCCCTCTGGGCTACGCCAAGTTCATCAGCGTGGAGATCGGGTTTGAGAACCCGGCGCTGAAGGTGGGGTGATCATGGAGGTCAGGAACACCAAGCTCTACGACTTTTCCTCGGTGGAGATCATGATTGACGGGGAGACCATCCCTGTGGACGCCGAGGTGGAGTACAGCGTCCCCGAGGTCCAGGAGGAGTACCTTTACAAGCAGGGCAAGCCGGTGGGCCGCACCCCGGGCATGGTGGAGCCCGTAGAGGTCACGGTAAAGCTCCCCAAGGACATCTACGACCAACTCCTGGACAAGTGGGGGAACGGCTTCCAGGACAAGGAGGTGGACATCCAGGTGGTCTACGCCGGGACGGACGGGCAGACCACCGTGGACTTCATCCGGGCGTGGAGGCCTACGGGCGGGGGGAGCGTGTCCGTGTCCAAAGGCGCTGAGCCCGTCATGGTGGAGCTCAAGGGGAAGGCCCTCGAGGTCCTGCCCCGGTCCAAGGCTCCCTTCCGGGCCAAGTGAGGAGGGGTAGATGCCTGAGCTGAAACCCGCAGACGAGCAGGACCTCCTCCTGGAGCACGGGGAGGTCTACGTGGCCGAGGGGCGCTGGGGCAAGGCGTACTTCCGCCCGCCCCAGGAGCCCGAATACAGCCGCTTCGTGGCTACCGCCGCCCGTGAGGGGGCGAACCTCTACGCGGCGCAGAAGACTCTGGTCCTGGACTGTCTCCTGAAACCCTCGCGCGCTGAGTTCGCCGAGATCGTTCGCCAGCGGCCTGGGCTCGTGCCGCGCATTGCCGCCGACCTCATCGCCCTGGCCCAGGACGAGGAGGCCCGGTTTCTGGCGCCGCTCGGTTGAGGTCTACCAGCAAATCCTGAAGGAGCGGAACGTGGCCCTGGCCGCCAAGTGCCTCTTAGCCTACCGCAGGGGGGAGCGCTCCCCGGAGGCGGCGGCCGGGGCCATGCTGGAGGCCGCGAGCCACCTGGCCCTCATCCCCGACCGTGGATAACCGCCTGCAGTGGATCTTTGAGCTTCGCGCCCAGGTCGCCGGACTCACCGCCGCCGTCAGACAGGTGCGGGGGTTCCAGCGGGCGGTGGTGGGGGCTACCTCCGCCGCCCGCGCGGCCAGCGCGGGCATGGGGGCGGAGTTCAGGGGGGCGGGCTATGCCGCCCGCTCCCTCTCCCTGGCCCTGGCAGGGGTGGGGGCGGCCCGAGGAGGGTTCGCGGCCCTCGCCTCTGGGGCGGCCAGGGCCAGGGCGGAGATGGCCGCCCTCTCCTCCAGCGTTTTCAACCTCCGCAACCTCCTCATCGCCGGGACGGCGGGGTACGGGGCCAAGCTCGTCATAGACGCGGTTTCGTTTAAGGAGAACACCCTCATCGCCTTCCAGACGCTTTTGGGCAGCCGCGAGGAGGCGGAGCGGATGATGCGGGAGGCGGTCAGGTTCGCCGCCGCCACCCCCTTTGAGACCCGGGACGTGGTGGACGCCTACCAGCGCCTCCTCACCGCCGGGTTCAAGCCCGTGGAGATCCCTGTAGTCCTGAAGGGCATTGGGGACCTGGCGGCCATGAGGGGGTTCAGCAAGGAGATCATTGACCGCGTCCTCCTCGCCTTCCAGCAGATCCGAGCCAAGGGACGTCTCCAGGGTGAGGAGCTATTGCAGCTGGCCGAAGCCGGGGTGCCCCTGGGCAAGGTTTACGAGGTGCTGGGCAGGCGGCTCGGGGTGACGGCGGAGCAAGCCCGCAAGCTTCAGGAAGCGGGGCGCATCTCCGCTGACCTAGGCATCGTGGCCGTCATGGAGGCCCTGCGCGACTCCGTGTCCGGCGGGGAGCTGGGGAAGCTCATGGACCGCACGAGCCGGTCCATCTCCGGGCTGTGGTCCACGCTCCGCTCCCGCCCCCTGGAGCTGTTCATGGACGTCAACCCCGCCCCCATTCGGGGCCTGTTGCAGAACCTCGTGACCCTCACGGACACCGAGGGACGAGTCGGGGCCCGGCTGAAGGCCATGCTGGAGCGGTACGTTGGCGGGGCGTTCCGCGCCGTGTTCGGCTCCCTGGCCGAGGCCACGGACCCCAAGGCCGCCGAGGCCAACCTCATGCGGCTTTTGGACCAGGTGGAGGCGTTCGCGGACAGGGTGAAGGCGGCCTGGGCTTCTGTCGCCCCCGTCCTCCGCGAGGTGTGGGCGGGAATAGGGGACGGCCTCCGGGTGGTGCGCGGCCTCTACGAGGCGGTCCGCCCCGTCACGGACGCCCTCGCCCGCGTGTTCGCCCCCGCCTCCACCGGGGCTATGGAGGCCAGCGCTTCCACTTGGCGGCTTGTGGGGGCGGGCATCGCCCTCATGGGGGTCTTCCGGCTCCTCAACCTCCTCACCCTGGGCCTCATGGGGAACGTGCTCCGCTTCGGGACCACGAGCGTCCTGTGGTTCGGACGGGCCATCATCGCCGCTATTCGCTACGCCGCGTCCGCCCAGGCGTCCATAGGGTGGCTAGGGCGGGTGGTGGGCGTCATCCCCCGCCTCATCGGGTGGGCGGCGCGCGCCGTCCCCTGGCTCTTGCGGTTGGCCGGGCCGTGGGGACTGGTCGCCACGGTGGCCATCGGGGTCGCCATGCTCGTCCTTCGCAACTGGGACAAGATACGGGAGTTCTTCGCCAACCTCTGGGCGTCCGTCTCCGGCGCGGCCTCGGCGACCTGGCAGAGGATCGCGGCCTGGGCGAGCGGGGCGTGGTCCTCCGTGGTGGCGGCGGTTTCCGGGGCGTGGGGGAGGATCACCGAGGCCGTCTCCAACGCCTGGGCCGCCCTCCGCGAGCGCGTTTCTAGCGCCGCGGGGAGGGTGCGGGAAGCCCTCTCGTCCCTCTACCGGGGAGTGGTGGAGTGGTTCAGGAGCCTCCCGGGCCGCATCGTGGAGGCCGTGCGCGATGCCGGGTTCCGTTTTGTGGAGGGGCTGAAGTCTGTGGTGCGCTCCATGCCCGGCGGTGACCTGCTCCTCAAGGGGCTGGAAATGGCAGGGGGCGCCGTGCGCCAGACCTACGAGTGGGGGAAGCGCATTGCCGGTGCCATCGGCCAAGGTGCCCGGGATGCTCTGGGTATCCGTTCCCCGAGCCGGGAGTTCTACCGCATCGGTCTGGCGGCGGTGGCCGGGCTCGGGATAGGTCTAGGGCAAACGGAGCCGGTGGAGCAGTCCGTAGCGCGGCTCGCGCGGGCCATGCAAGCCCCGCAGCTTCAGGTCCTGCAGGTTCAGGTTCCCCAGGTCCAGGTTCCCCAAGTTCAGGTTCCTGTCCGAACTCCCCAAGTTCAGGTCCCTGTTCAGGTTCCCCAGGTCCAGGTTCCCCAAGTTCAGGTTCCTCAGGTTCCAGCCCTTCAGGTGCAAGCCTCCCGGGGGAGTGCTGCTCCCCCTACAACCGTGCACATTCACATCAACGGTGCCAACGACCCTCGGGCCATTGCTCGGGAGGTGGTGGAAGCGCTGGACGACTGGAGCGCTGGGCGCATCGTGGTGCGTGGGCTGGAGCTCCTGGCTGCGGAGGTGGGCCATGACGCATGACGAGCTCGTCATCGTGGGCCCTAGCCGCTGGCGCATCGCCCCCGACCCCAAGGCGGACATCGTGGGGCAGGTGCGGGTGAGCGTGCGAGGCGGGGGCCTGCGCGAGTCCACCGTGGAGGTGCCGGGGCAGGACGGGGTGGTGTCCACGAAGCTCGGCTATTCCCCGGCGGAGATCACGGTGGAGGTACGCGTGGCCGACCTCGGCCAGCTAGACCGCATCCGACGCTTCGCCGAGGTCTACCGCAACCGGCGCGGGGCGGAGAAGCACACCCCCGTCCAGCTCGTCCACCCCGCCACGCACCGCTGGGGCATCCGGGAGGTCTACCTGGTGGATCTGGAGGAGGCCCCCCTGGACTGGAGGGAGGGGTATCGGCTCACCCTCCGCTTCCAGGAGTGGTGGCCGGAGACGAGGACGAAAAAGGCCGCCAAGCAGCAGGGCAGCAGTGCCGGAGGCGGGGACGGGCTCCTCGGTCAGGGCGCGAGCGTCCTGGAGGTGGACCGCCCCTCTAAGGCTCCCCCGCCGCCTAAGAGGTAGTAGCTATGGCGAGCTTCATCCTTGGGAATGACCCCATCGCCACCGGAGAGGTGGTGCGGCCCTACCCCGGACGGGCCCACGCCACCCTCCTCCTCGGGGTCCATCACGGGGAGCACTCCGTAACCGAAGGGGCGCGGGCGCCCCTGCGCCTTTTCCATGACGACGTGGAGCTCGTCCTCCATGGCACGCCCGTCCAGATCATGCGCACCCCGGAGGGCTGGCCCCTGGTGCGCTGGGTGGCCGGGGCGGGCACCCTCCACCGCGTCCTGCGCCCCCGCTACTACCAGGGCGTGCCCGCCCGCCTGGTGGCGGAAGACGCCCTGAAGGAGGTAGGGGAGAAGCCTGGGGCGCTGGACCTGCCCAGCGTCCTCAGGGTCTGGGTCCGCCACGCCGAGAGCGCCTACCGGCTCCTCTGGCGGCTGGCGGAAAGGGAGGGGCGGGCGATCTACGTGGGCGAGGACGGAAAGGTCCACGCGGAGCGCCCCGAGTGGCCCAAGGGCCCCGAGGTGCCCGGGGCGAAAGCCCTCGGCCCCGGGGCGTACCTAGCCCCCCTGGACCTCTCCCTCCGCCCAGGCGCGGAGGCCACCCTCTGGCTAGGTGGGGTGCGGGTGCCCGTCCGGGTGAGCCGAATCGTCTATCGGCTGGAGAAGGCCACGATGGAGGTGTGGCGTGCGTGAGCGAGCCGTTCGCGCTCTGAAGGCCCTCGTCTACCCCGAGGGCATAGACTTCCTCGCCCTCTACCCGGCGGAGGTCCTCCTGGACCACGGGGACATGCACCTGGACCTCCGCCCGGACGACCCGCGCTTCCCTCACCTCGTCCGGGTGCCCCTGCGCGTGTTCCTCCCCGGGGCGTACGTGCGGGTCAAATCGGGTAGCCGGGTACTCCTCGGGTTTGAGGGGGGAAACCCTGAGCGCCCCGTGGCCTACCTGTGGGAGGCCGGGGGAACGGTGGTGGTAGAGATCCGCTCCGTGTCTGGCCGCCGGGTCCGGGTGGACGACGAAGCGGGAGAGATCCGGGTGGAGGACCCCATCCGGGTCGTGGTGGACGCCCCCCAAATCCTCCTTGCCGGGGGCGGTCCCCCGGTGGCCCGGGTGGGGGACCCGGTGCAGGTGGGGGCGGCTGTGGGCCAGATAATCGGCGGCAGTTCCAAGGTCTTTTCGGGGTGAACCATGACCGACTTCGGGACCGACATCACTGAAGAGCTGACCTGGCGCCGGGTCTCCGATCTGGAGAACCTGGCCCGGGCCATCGCCCGCCGCTACATCACCCCGAGGGGGGCGCTCTGGTACGCCCCGGGGTACGGGCTGGACCTGCGGCGCTACCTCAACGAGGCCATGACCCCAGAGCTCCTGGAGGAGATGCGCATCCTGGTGGAGCAGGAGGCCGAGAAGGACACCCGGGTGCGCTTCGCCGAGGCCAGCGTGGCCCCAGAACCGGGCCACCGCGTGCGGGTGGCCCTGCGCTTGGAGACGGACCAAGGGCCCTTTGACCTGGTCCTCAGCGTGGACCGGGTGAGCGTGGAGGTGCTGGATGCCTACCCTGGATGAGCTCCTGACTCCGCCCTCGCGGGACCAGCTGCGCCAGCGCCTCATAGAGGCCCTGCGGGACATGGGTTTTCCCCTCAACGATTTCAACCCAGGTGCGGTGGGGCGGCACGTGGCCGTGGAAGCCCCGGCCCTGGGGCTGGAGGACCTGTGGCGCATGGTGGCAGCCATCGCCCGGGGGGGCTACCTCTCCACCGCGTCCGGCCCGTGGCTGGACCTCCTGGCAGAGGAGTTCTATGCTCTCAAGCGGAAGCCCGCCGCCTTTACCTGTGGCGTGGTGCGCCTCTCCGCCCTGCCGGGGTTCGGTCCCTATGAGATCGGCCCCGGGGACCTCTGGGTGGGGACGGCGGACGGGAAGCGCTACAGCAACATCACGGGCGGCACCCTCCCCCAAGGGGGCACCCTGGACCTCATCGTCCAGGCGGAGTCCCCTGGGGCACTTTTCAATGTTCCGGACGGGGCCATCACCGTCCTCCACACCCCCCTGCCGGGAGTGAGCGTGGTGAATCCCGCGGGGTGGCTCGTGGAGGCGGGGGCGGACGAGGAGACAGACGAGGAGCTACGGGCCAGGTGCCGGGCGCGCTGGGCGGAGCTCGGGGGCGGGGCCACGAAAGCGGCCTACGAGTACTGGGCCCTCACCGCTCACCCCAGCGTGACGAAGGTGCGGATACTGGACGACCACCCCAGGGGTCAGGGGACTGTGGACGTGGTCATCTGGGGGGAGGGGGGTATCGGGAGCGAGGTGGTGGGCGTCGTGGACGCCTATGTCCAGGCCCGCAGGCCGCTCACGGCGAACGTCCTGGTCTACGCGGCCACCACGCGCGTGGTGGCCCTCTCAGGCGTGGTCTACGCCGTTCCCGGAGCCCTCACCCAGGCTCAGGCGGCGGTGGACCGGGAGCTCGCCGCCATGCAAAGGGAGGTTCCGATCGGTGGCATCCTCTACCGCAGCCGGATCATTGAAGCTCTCTTCGCCCGTCCCCATGTGACCAATGTGGTGCTCTCCAGCCCCACCGGAGACATCGCCCTGGGGACCACAGAGGCCCTGGTGCTGGACGCTAGCGGGATCAGCTACGAGGAGGCGGCGTGAGCTACGAGGAGTGGATGGAGAAGGCCCAACCCCCCTGGCTCCAAAACGAGGCTGGGCGGCGCTGGGCCAGGGCGCTCGGGCGCGTCCTGGACGGGGCGGTAGACGGGGCACAGGACGCCGTGCTGGCCCGCTACCCCAGCTATGCCCCTGAGGACGCCCTAAACCTCGTTGGGGAGGGCCGCGCCCTCCGCCGCTTCCCCCCCGACGAGCCGGACGCCTTCTACCGGGAGCGCGTCCGGCACGCCTGGGACTGGTGGCTCCGGGCGGGGACGAAGCCCGGCATGGAGGCCGAGCTCGCCCGCCTCGGCTTCCACGCCAGGGTAATAGAGGGACCCTTTGAAACCTACTTTGACGGCGCCTGGCGCTTTGGGGACTACGAGGGCGCTTTCACGGGCCCTGCCTGGGCGGAGTTCATTTTGGAGGTCAGTCCAGCGGGGCCCTGGACCGCGCGGGAGCGGGCCTACCTGCGCCACGCGGTCCAGGAGCTCAAGCCCGCCCACGCGGTCCTGCGGGAGGTGCGCCTCCTCCTCCAGGACGGGCGCGTCCTGCGCCTCGCCGCCCTCCCGGCGGGAGAGGTCTGGGACCTCGGGCGCTTTGGGGAGTTCTACTTCGGCGAGGTCCTGGAGGGGGCGTGGGCGGCGGGGCTCGGCGGGACCGCGTGGCTGGACTCCCGGCGGCTGGAAGGAGGGGTGTTTGATGGGGAGTGGAGTTTCGGCGAGCGTGGTTTCTAGGCGCACATGGGGCCCCGTGCCCAGGGGGAGCTTCCTCCTCAGGCGGACGGAGGAGGAGTGGGCCCGGGCGAGGACGGAGGCCGTGGAGCGGAGGGTCTACGGCCCTCCCCTGGACGGCTGGCCCTTTGCGGGCGGGGAGCCCTCTATGGCCTCCCTCGGGCTCGGCCTCGCCTGGGCGGCGGAGGAGCGCAGGGTGCAGGGCCCGCCCTTCGGGGAGGTGGAGTTCTAGATGGCGTTCACGCAAGCGGCGAAGCGGCTCATGCTCCAGGCCCTCATGGACGCGGTGGTGGAGGCGGGGTGGGGGACTTCTGGCGCGGCTACGGCCGGTAGCCTCACCAACCCCGTCTACACCAGCCTCGTGGACAAGCGTTTGGAGGGGGACAGCGCGGTCTTTGAGTACGCCCTGGCCTGGGAGGGCCTAGGGGTGCGCACCCTGCGGGAGATCGCCCTCTTCACAAGGGATGAGAACGGAAACCGGGTCATGCTCTACCGCCGCACCCGGGACCCGGTGGACCTGGAGGTGGGGATGACGGTGGTTGACCGGCTCACGGTGCGGCTGGAGGAGGTGTAGCGTGCCCACGATTGAGGAGCTTTTGGACTTTTTAGCAAGCCGGGGTATCCCGGACGAATGGCAGCCCGCGGAGACCATAGAGTCGGGCGGGGGGACAATCCCCAAGACCTCTTCTAAGGGGCTCGTCCGCAGCTCCACCAACGAGATCATTGAGGTCGGGGCCTTCGCCCGCATCATGGCCCAGTACGCCATGCGGGACCGGGCGGCCATGCGGGCGGCGGCGGTGCTGGGCTCCCTCGCCCTGGACCAGGCCGCCCTGGCCCACAAGGCCCTCGCGGACCTGCGGCAACGGGTCTGGCAGGCGGGCAGGGTCTACATCCCCCGCAAGTACGTGGTGAGCGGCCTGCAGGTTAGCCGAGGCAACGGGCGCTCCCTCTCCATCGCCGCCGGGGTGGCGGTGCAGGGGGGGGTACGGATGCGCTACGCGGAGCAGCCCAACGTCATCGCCGTGCCCACGAACCCGGGGACGACCGCGAAGACCTACGTCCTCTCCCTCACCAACGACGGCGCGGTCCAGCTCACCGAGGGGAGCACCGCGCCCGAGGGGGGGCTGGGCCTGGCCCGCATCACCGTGCCCGCGGGGGACACGGGGGTCACCTTCGCGGGGACGATCACCGACATCCGCACCGTGGCTACCCCCAGCACCTTCTTCTCCCCGGTCCTCCCGGATGTGACCGTGGCCCTGCCCTACCCCATGCCCGACACCGACTATCACATCCTCCTTCACGTGGAGAGCGCCTCGGACATGGGGCGGGTGGCCCTGGAGGTGGCGGGCAAGACTAAAAACGCCTTCACCCTCAGCAACCGCGGCACGGCGGACGACATCGTGGTGCGCTGGGTGGCCTACCACCCGGCCTGGAGGTGAGCATGCAGGTGGAGCGCGTGACGGCATACGGCGAGCGGTACTGGGAGCCCCACCTGGAGGGCACTACCCTCCACCTCGGGGGCCTGGAGCTGGATCTGGACGCCCTCTCCGGCCCGGAGCCCAGGCGGGTCCTCGTCTACGCCCGGGGGGAGGAGGCCAGCCTGGAGCCCACGGACTGGCTCGGGGCCGAGCTCCACCTCCCCGCCCGGGAGGTGGAGCGGGTTCAGGTGGGTGAGGCGGTCTACGAGGACGAGGAGGGCGGCACGCGGGTGGAGCCCGTCTACGAGACGCGGCTCACCCCGGTGAACACGGAACTGGTGCTGGTGAGGCTCTTTCCTCTGCAGGTTTTTGGAGGTGAAGCGTGATTTTTTCGGTCAAGGACTCTCTCAGGCAAGCGGTGGAAGCGGCTTCTGGCGGCCTCTGCACGGTGATGTACACCAAGAAGGGCCAGCCGGTGTTTTTGCGCAGGATCCCCCGGTTCAACCTGGAGGACATTGACCCCTCCCTGGGCACCGGGCCCCACCCGGCCTTCGTGGTGGGCGGCGAGGTGAAGTCGGAGATCTGGATCGGTCAGTTTCCGGGCATCGTCAGCAACGGCGAGCTGATCAGTGTGCCCGGGGTGGACCCTGCGAATACGATCAACTTCGATGAGGCTTTGGGCTATGCCCGCGCTAGCGGCCCGGGCTTCCACCTGATGACCAACGCAGAATGGGCCGCGGTTGCCCTGCTAACTTGGAAGTCCCGCGGAGCCGGGGACGACCCCGTGCGTGGCAACACCCAATGGGGACGTTCGCACGAGGCTCAATGGGAGGCCGGGACGCGCCAGAGCGGGGACGCCCCGGGGGAGGACACGGGTGCTCAAGGCCGGAGCGGCCGCACCCTAACCGGCTCGGGACCGGCCACCTGGCGGCATGATGGCACCCCGGCGGGCATCGCGGACCTCGTGGGTAACGTGTGGGAGTGGGTGGCGGGTCTCCGGCTCGTGGGCGGCGAGATTCAGATCATTCCCGACAACGACGCGGCCTTCGCTTCCACGGACATGAGCGCCTCCTCTCCCCTCTGGAAGGCCATCCGGGCCTCAGACGGGGCGCTGGTGAGCCCCGGCACCTCGGGAACGCTGAAGTACGACATCAACCCCAATAAGAGCTACAGTAACGACAACACTATACAGGACCTGGGCCCTCTGACCCTCCACACCACCACCCAGACGCCCCCCGCGGGTTGGGATTCGAACACCTATCAGGACTACGCCTCCGCCCTGTACAAGGATCTGGTGGTGGGCACCGGGATTACCGTGCCCAACCTGCTTAAAGTCCTGATGCTCGCCCCGCACACCACCAGCATCACCAAGGGGAGGCTGTACGCCCGCCCCTATGGGGAACGGCTCCCGATCCGTGGTGGCGACTGGGGGAATGGCGGTGTCGCGGGGCTCGCCGCGTTGTACCTGCTCAACCCGCGCGGCTCCCGGCGCTGGGGTGTCGGGGCCCGCCCCGCTTTCGTGCTCTGAACTCTGAACTCTGGAGATCTGATGGGAAACGAGCCCCTCTAACCGGGATGCGGCCGGGTGGGACAAGCGTCTCGTCATAGCCCCCGCCTAACCCACCTGGCCCCACGCGGGGTACGTGGTGGTGGAGGACGGGAGGGTGGAGGTGCGGAGAGTCAGCCATTAGCACCCAAGAAGAAAGGAGGTGAAACATGAAGCCGTTCTGGCGGTCTAAAACTTTCTGGAGCGTCCTGATCGCGGGCCTCATCGGCCTCTGGAACGCCCTGGTGCCCGAGACCGGGCTTCCGCCCGTGCCGGACTGGATTATCACCGTCCTGGCCGCCCTCGGGCTCTACGGGCGGACGGTGGCCCAGGGGCCTCTGGTGGTGTCCCGTGCGGCTGGCGATACTCGGGCTGACGCTGACCGCTCTCGCCTGCGGTAGCGCCCTAGGAGCGGGCCGCGCGGCGTGCCGGGTGGTCCAGGGCCCGCCCCTCTGGGCGGTGTGCTACACCGAAGCGGTCGTCTGGTCTGCGGGCCCGCTGGAGGTTGCTTTGGGGGTGGAAGGCCGCACCTGGCCTGAAGCGCAGGTAGCCCCGTACACCCTCATCGGCCTCTACTTAGAGGGGTGGTGGGCCACGCTGGAGGTGGCCCGCCCCCTCCTCGGGGCCTCGCCATGGCGGTGGGCCATCGGCGTGGGGACGCGCTGGTAAGAGGGCACATGTGGAAAAGGAGAAATACACGGAGTACGTCCTACTTAGCTTCACCACCCTGGCCGGGGTGGGGTTTTTCATCCGGTCCCTCCTCACCGGGGAGGACATTCCGCAGGGCTGGGCGCTTCTCATCGGGAGTGTGTGGGGGGCTCTCCTCGGGGTGCGCGAGATCCTCAAGCGGAAAGGAGGTGAGGGATGAGCGGGGTTGACGCCCTCCTCCTCCTCGGGGTGGAGCTCTCCCGCGCCATCATCACCGCTTACTCCGTCTACGCCATCGTGCTCATCCTGGGCGGTTTTCTGGCCCGCCTCCCCACCCGGTGGGAAGAGCGGGTGGAGGCGCTGGGGGGGAGCTTCTACCTGGCCGGGGTCATCCTCTGGCGGTACTACGCAGGTGGAGACGCGTATGACCTGGACCTCTTCCTTCGCGCCTCAGGCATGGCCCTATTGGTCCTCCCCAGGCTGGTCCGGGTAGTCCTCAGAGAGTACGGAGGTGGGAGATGA